GCGGGGAAAGCCCAAGCGGTGAATAGGTAACCCTATTCCCAACAATTACAATCATCTCTTCATTAAGGTATTCGCCAATGATCTTTCCGGTCTCGTCGTACTCAAAGTATCTTGGCTTCTTGAGATTTGAACCGTCCCAATCTGGGTCAAATGCAATGCGCGCCCCGTCTTTTGGCCAGAGGCTCTTTATGGGTCGACCAGTTCTTCCGGCCCTAGATCCGACAGTGAATTCTTTTTCAATGCAGCCCTGGTCAAGAACGAGAACGTCCTCAACAATTGGCTCAATAAAAGACCGCCAAGAATCCATTCTTGTGTTTGGATCTCTTAGCAAAGCCTTAATCGCTTTTACATTGGCCTCATTGACTTCACCGCTGCCGTCAATACTGACGATGTCCCACTTCGCGCGGCTGATCTGCTGTCGCCTAAGATTAATCGCAGATCGAATCCATGGGTTTGTTCTTGACCACTTGCGCAGTTGATTTACTGATCGCTTTTGAACAGTTCCCTTGCCAGCGCCGCGAGCATACGGCTGGGCATCGTAATTTGGAATAAGGATTGCATCCTTAAGTAGCTGGGCGTCAACCTCTGATTGTGCAATCTTTTCTTGCTGCTGTCGCTTCTCCCATGGCATCATTACCATAGATTTTCCTCCTTTGGCTTTCTGGTGCGCCAAGAACGAAGCGCCCCAGATACTGCAATTCCATCAAGGTCTTTATTCACAATTGATCTGGCCTCCGAATAGTTAAATGGTATCAAACGAACGCCGTCGACAATTCCGACGCCGCGAAACGATGGGAGTCTACCCCACCACTTTGGGACAACGAATCTACCGTCCTCAAATTGAAGCTCTATGCTTTCGTTAACGTCCAGCATCCTCTTCGCCTTCCCCAGAGTCCTCGGTCTCGTCAGATTCACCAATAGCAGCTATTGCCATTTCGAGACCCATATAGTCAGACATATCTGTTGGGTTTTCTTTTCTGAAAGTTTCCCAAAAGCCATCGTACTCTCTGTCTTCGGAATCTTCCAGCCTTACGAGTTCTTCTTCCACGTGGCGCTGATACTTGATTTGCTGCGGAACGCTTCTCTTTACCCTTGAGAGAACCTTATGGCATTGAGGGCAGACGGAGTACCTCTTTTGGCCCTTTGCCCTTGGGACCATTGGCTCCGGTATCAGCTCGATTTCGTGATGATCCTCGCCGACCATGATTGTACATAGGGCGCACCTTGGGTGAGCCCTATGTATCTCCTCATACCTCTTCATGACTGGGGCGAGCATTTTCTGGATCTTGCGCATGGCCAACACAATGCCCAGGATGCCAGCCTCGGCACCCCGTAATTCAATGCATAGCTCGCACTTGACCGCGGTGTTATCACACATGTCAAGATTATACATCAACCGTCAAGTAAATCTTATGACCGCTATGATAAATTCACGTAGGAATCAAGGGGCTTGCAAAATGGCCCCATAGGGGAGATTATTTGGAAGTGCTTATACGGGACTATCTGCTGACACCGGCGTCTAACAGGGGTCTCGAGCGGTCTTCCGCAAAATACAGCAATTGGGGGGTTTACCTTGGAATTTAAAATTTATACCAACGCTCTAAAGGCCTACGAGACCGAAGACGGCGAGCGATATGTTGCAGGGACAACCTCATCGACAATTAGGGATCTCCACGGCGACGAGATGTCGCTAGACGCCTTGAAGACCATGGCGGAGACTGCAAGACAGAATATGACGGTCTTCCTAAATCACAACTACAATGTTCCCGAGGACCTTTTTGGTTCTGCTACTAGCGCCGAGATCGTAAAGCGATATGACCGTGAGACAAACGAGGAAGTGTACGATCTTGACCTTAACATCCGAGTTGTCAACGAGGACGAAAACCCAGAAGCTCTTCGCGCATATCGAGCAATAAAGCGCGGGGTAAAGCTCGGCCTTTCTATCGGGGCGCGAGTTGAAAAGGCCAGACGAAAGGCCGCAGAAGGCGACAAGCCAGAATCAATTGTCATCGAAAAAGTTCGCCTCCTTGAGGCGAGCGTTGTTGGAATTCCAGCAAACCAGAGATCATATCTTCAGAATGCTATCAAGAGCCTGAAGTCTGCTCCAGAAGTTGACAGCGATGTCTTCTCTGAGCCATCAGACGAAACAAAAGCATACAAGCATCGTGTTGGAGAAATGGTCAGCTGGGGGTCCAGTGGTGGCAGGGCAACCGGCAAGATCACAAGAATTGTTTCCAACGGCAAGCTTGAGGTGCCGGATTCTTCTTTTACAATCAATGGCACACCGGAAGACCCAGCAGTGCTTATAAGAGTCTATAGAGACGGGAAGCCAACAGAAACACTTGTTGGCCACAAGATGTCTACGCTCAGAAGCGCAAAGGATGCCACGGAGATTATCGACAGCATTAAGGCTGTCGATATTGAGGGAAATGCCTCGCCGGAGGTTGCTCCGCTTGCTGGTTCCCCTTATAACCTTCTTATCGAAGAGGGGACTGATGTCGAAGACACCGATGAGGAAGACGACAGCGCGGAGAAGTCCGCAGTTAAGTCTTTTGGATTCGGTGACTTTGTTGCTTGGCAAAACACCGATGGTCCTGGTGGCTACGGTGAGGTCGAGCAGGTCGTCAAAGACGGTTCTGTTGTGGTTCCAAAAACAAATGAGGAATTCGCAGCAGTTCCAAATGATCCGGCAATCTTGGTGCGCGTTTGGGCGCAGAAGTCTGGCGATGGATACAAGCCAACAAGTGAATTTATTGGCTTGCTCTCATCGATGGTAAAGAAGGTAAAGGGCCCAGGCGAAGGCGCTGAAGACGCCCCAAGCCAGACGTCCACTCAGATTCCGGGTCTTGAAATTCTTCCCCCAGGGACAGTTCCTGGTGGGGCAAGTGCACAGGAGAAGTCAATGGATATCGAAGAGAAGAAGACACGTGTGACCGTTACGGTCAGCACGGACGCAGATGATAAGCAGCCAGCTGCCGCATCTGTTGCCCCCTCCGCTCCGGATGCGGCAGCCGCGGAAACTAACGAGTCACCAGAGGAGATTAAGGCCTCTGGCGATGACGTAGCGGACGGAGAGGTTAATGAGAAGGTTGATGACGTTGAGGATTCCGCAGAGGAAGAGAAGGAGGCTGTCGATCCAGCTATCGAAGCCCTCCAGGAGCTCGGCGCTGAGCTCGTCCCTGCTGAGGCCGAGAAGTCACTTACCGATGAATCAGCCGCACAGCCAGAAATGGCCGAGGCGGAGGTTTTTGTTGTCGAGACCGACGGATCTTCTTTCGAGGAGGTCGAGTCGATCGCGAAGTCAGCCCTTGATGCAGCCAACGCTGCTCAGGAGGAGGTTGCCGCCGTTTCGGCTAAGGTAACCGAGCTCCTTGAGTCGAAGGCCAAGGTCGAGCAGGAACTTGCGAAGGCACTTGAACTCATTGATCGCATTAGCGAGCTTGGGATCGGTCGTAAGTCATTCGACAAGCAATCGCAGAAGGTAAACGTTAAGGCTGCCGAAAAGGCACCTTGGCTTAGCCCATATGTTCAGCGCGTCCTTGAGGCGCAAGACGAGGAGTAAAAATGTCTGAAGTACGAGAGAAGTTGGAAGATGTCGCGAAGGGCCTAGAGTCCCTTAACGGCACTCCGATCGGACGAGATCTCGATGTCGAGAAGAAGTCCGACTTTGATCCCGCTGAGGCCTATGCAGTTCAGCGAGAGCTTCGCAAGAAGTTCTCAAAGATGACTGCAACGGAACTCAACGAGATGCTTGATGTTCAGGCGTCGCGCGAAGTTGGGAAGCAGGCAGATGCCGGTATTCTCAATCAGCTCGCGATGTCGAACCCACAGATTGCAAAGGCCCTTGATAGCTCGGCCGGTACGGCGCTCATCCGCCAGGACCTCGAGCCAATCCTTTACAGCCTGTTCGTTAAGAAGTTCCCATTCTTTGAGCGTGTTCGCAAGGAGCCTGCAAACGGCCTCGTGCACGCGTTCAACCAGCAGACCGCTTACGGTGATGCAGTCTTCCAGACGGAGACCGGCACTGTAACGGATGACACCGCGACTTACAGCCGCCAGACGACCAATGTGGCCGTTCTTGCGACCCGCCGTGGTATCACGCTGAAGAATCAGTTCGCGCTTGGTCAGGGCGGCTCGCCGTTCAATGGCCTTTCGCAGGAGCTTGGCAGCGGCGTCACCGCCATTGCACACAAGCTTCAGAAGACTTTGTTCCAGGGCAACGCGACCGTTACGAGCGGCGCTGGCGCTGCAACCGAGCTTGGCGCATATGATGCCAACTCGTTTGACGGCCTCCGCAAGCTTCTCGGAACGGCAGCAAGCGCTGGTAACGAGATTGTTGGCAAGGGGACAGCTTCATACCTGTCCACCATCAACACTGCTGTTGCTGGCGTCCTGGACAACGGTGGCGCTCCGTCGGCCATCGTCTGCAGCCCAACCGACTACGCAGGGCTTGTGAATGAGCTTACAAACCTCGTTCGCTACAACGCCCCGTCGCAGACGGATCAGCTTGCTGGCGCAACCTTCGGTTCAGTCGTTACGGCAGCGGGATCACTTCCGCTTCTTGCCGTTCCTGGCGATGCCATTGGTTCGTATGCAATTTCCGGAACCGACTACCGCGATATGTACGTGGTAGACGAGGCCGGTTGGTCAATGCCATACCTTGGCTCTGACTCAATCACGACGCTCGAGATTCCGATCGGCGTCAACGGTGCACTCACGCGCCTCTACATCATGTATGTGATGTTCGGGTTCGCGAACAAGGCTCCGCAGTTCCAGGCCAAGATTCGCGTCACGGTCTAATCGGATAGTTGCTGAAGGGGCCTCGGGAGCAATCCCGGGGCCCCGGATGCGAAGGAGCAAAAATGTTTGAAGATATCAAGAAAGAAGAGCCAGTAGTGGATATTGCTGCAGTTGCCAAGAAGGCTGTTACGGCCGCTAAGGCCGCCGTTTCAGACGACGAGGTAGTTCGCATCCGTAATCACAGCGGTCTTTCATCGCTTGTTTTTGGAGACGGCACCGTTGCTCGTTTCCATGAAGGTGTTGCGCGAATTAAGGCTAAGTACCTAGTCCAGGCTGTTGCCCAGGGCTGCACGGTTGAGCCTGATGCGCCAGCAGCTCCAAAGCAAGAGCTTACGGCCGCTCAGAAGGCCGAGCTCGAAAAGGTTTTCGGCAAGTCCGAGTAATCAATCTAGCTTCAATGGGGCTCGCAGACACTTTTTTAGTGAAATGCGGGCCCTATTGTTTTAGGATGTGCAAATGATAAGAGTTAATGTATCTGTTTCAGATCCAGCCACGGCGGCTGCAACATACACCGGCATTCAGATTGGAAGGGCGGCATCCCAGGCGGATGCCAGCGCCCAGACTGGCACGTTCGCCAACCTCGGGACACTTTTGACCCTTGACGCAAAGATAGGAACATACTCATACTCTGACAGCACATCCCCGTATGGATATTGGTACACATGGAGGCTAACGGGAAACTCTGGAAATGGGGCTTGGGTTACTCCGTATCAGGGCGTTGATACCGGATACATCACTGTAGGCGAACTTCGTGAGTATGAGCTTGGCGCCCTTTCACTTCCCGACGGAACAGACTCAAGCGACAGCAGGCTGGAGAAGCTTGTGGGCGTTGCCTCTAGAATGGTTGATGGATACTGCGGATTCTCATTCCGCTACAAGACAACCGTAGAGCAGCATAGGTGGAATCAGCAGACCAGAAGGGTCTTCCCGTACTCAAGGCCGATTATCGCCGTCAATAGCCTTGAGGTCTTTGTGAGCAACCAGCAGCGGGCAACCTTTAGCCTTTCTGATCTTTATATAAATACCAGCCAAAACTACGTTGAGGTCACTAGCCTTGCAAACGTGACGTACTCGCTGTTCCCCGCCATCGTAGCGCTGGGACTTATTGACCCTGTCGCAGTAATAAACTACACGCATGGATACGCGGTGACCCCACAAGAGATCAAGGACGCTACTGCGCTGATTGCAATTGACCTTGCATCCCGCGATGCGCTCTATCAGTCTGGGATGGGCCAGCTGACCCGCCTGACGGTCGGAGATACGACCATGGAGCGCCTCCCGCAGTCGGCTCCAGGCAAGCAGTCTGCGCTGGCAATTCCACCAACGGCGGCAGCGATACTTGATCAATACATCGCGGTGTCTATTCGATGATCCCGGGAGCAATGACCACCGTCACGCTTAAGCGAAAAGGAATGTCGAGCCAGGACGCAACCGGAACGCCAGTGACAACCGATGAAACCATCTGGGTGAAGAAGTGCCACTATCAGTCACTCAGGGAGGATGGAAGCCGAGAGCACGCCAATCCAACCGGACCAGCCGCTAGGCAGGTGTATAGATTTTGGACTCCG